ATCTTTCTTGTTCCACCTTTTCATTGCTCCCAACTTACCGTTCTTGCTATTTTTCTCTGCTCTTTTACTTTGCTCAGTTCTTTCTAGTTCAAGTCTTTTGTTATATAAACGACCATCTTCTTCATAAAAACATTGTTTAACAATTTCCCAATCTTCTTCAAAGTTAGGGTGCTGTCCACAAATAGCTTTTAATGTTCTAGTATCATTTAGCAAGCTACCCTCTAACCATTCGGATGCTAATAGGGATATATACATTCCCCTTTGAGGCATTGTCATGGTTAATACTTTACTATCTGATAAAAAATCTCCTGCATAAAACATAAAAGCAGGTGGTCTTCCGTTTTTTCTTGGCATGTTATCTCCTTTATTTGTTCCGAAGGACAATATCTTCTTCTTTTACAGAAAAATATTCTCTCTTTGGAAACTTTTTTAATAAAAAAACTAGCTTATCGTTTATAGAACTGATTTCCCCACTAACATAAACAGACTCTCCGTCTTTGTTTATTGTTTTTGCAGTTACTATGTCTCCGATTTTATAAGCTTTCTTTGATTGCATTTTCTATTTCTTGTCTTCTCTCTCTGTGGTATTCAAGTTCATCTTGCTCTCTTTCTCTAGCACTATCCTTAAATTCCTCTGAATTTTCCAGTAAATAATCTCTTTCAACCACTAAATCTATAAAAGATTTGTATGGCAAAACTGCATATATTTCGCCTCTGTCCTCTTTAACTACTTGTAAATCAACAGATTTCGGGTCTGGTTTTATCCATTGCGCTATTTTTTTTCTAACTTTTACTTGTATGCGCCATTTTTTTGCTATTGAATCAATTATTACATCCACTTCTTTGTTTTCTCCTAACGCTCTTCCATCAGAACCGTACGCTCTTTCTGACTTTAGATTGTTTTCCTTTGCTATATTTACAACTTCTCTCTCGAATCTGTTGCCTTTTTCCTTGCTCCTACTAGGCATTTACAAACTCCAAACAAAGGGGGCGAGGAGCGTGATTACCCCCTTTGTTTTTTTCGAGACTAAACCAATGCAAGAGAATAATTATCTCCAACAACAGTAGGCTCATGATACACATACTTAGCGTACTGTGTAATTTTTCCCGTCCTAGAGTTTTTATTGGTTATTTTTTGAGTTTCGATATTGTGGCCTTCTTTTCTTAGCCTAAGAATAACATCTGCAACTCTTGTAATGTGAAAGTCTTGTATCGCTTTCCAAGATGTGATGCTGTTATTCTTCTTTAGATAGTCAAGTATTAATTGTTTCTGTGTCATATCTAGAATGGTAAGTCGTCGTCATCTTCAAAATTCAACCCTTTCTGCTCTTGGTCTAGCGCTTTTTCGGATTCCTCTATTTCAGATGTTTTTTCAGTAACTCTACATACTATCTCAGCATTTGCCATTAACTTCCAATTATCATTATCTGAATTATCTGCTATCCATTGCAAATAATCTAATGGAAGTTCTTTCCATTTTGTGCCTCTATGTTTTCCAAAGTTAATTGGATTCTCTCTGCCATTATTCCAATCTGAAGTATCTACATCATTTACTTGCGGTTTTTTTTCGTTTTTAGGCATGTTTTTTTGTTGAGATATAGCATTAGTTACCTCATCAGCAGAAGCGAACTCAGAGCCGCCAAATCCTGCGCTAGCTAATGCTCTTCCAATGGAAGAGGTTTCACAGTTTTCAAGTGCTGATGTTTTATTAATCATTGAGCTGTTGTAAACCTCTACAGCATGACCAGTATAAACATCTTGCTCTATTGTTATAACTGTTTTCATCATAACAGAGTTTTCATCATTGCTGACAATTTCTGTAATAATGCTTTTTGAAACATCTTTGAATTGATGGTGAAAAAGTTCTAATCGCTCTGCTACAGTACGATATTCTTTTCCATGTATATTTACTGGCATTTTCTCTCCTTGTTATTGGTTGTTTGTTTTGTATGAAAAAGAAGTTTCAACTTCTTCTTCGTACCCATTTGGTGTATGGGCAGTTTCTTTTATATATTCTGCAATAGCTTTTTTATCGGGTCTTTCAGTAACTCTTGTAGGTATGCTATTTGCATAAGAAAACTTAATTAAGTCTTCGTCATCTCCAAATCTTTTTACCGTCCTAGTTGTCATCCTAAGAGTTCCATTTGGCATCTTAGCAGTTTTCTTATTTGAGTTTCGCACTTCTTGCATCATAAAGTTTTCAAGAATACTTGCTCTGTATCTTATTTGTTTAAGCAAGGACTCTATCCTCCTCTCATAAAACTCCTCTGATTCGATTTGCTTTTGCTTTATTTCATCAATTTGTTTTTCAAGCTTTGCAATCGTAAATAATATTTGGTCTGCATGAATATCTGTAATATCATTGTTTTCAACCTCGCCATGCAGTTCGTCTAGAACTTGGTTTTCCTCACTCATCATTTTGCTCCTCTAATTGTAAGTGTTCGCTATTTTCTTTAGGTGTAATCACCTTAAAGCCTAAGTTTTCAGCCATTCTATTTACGGTTATGTAAAATCTTTTAACATCTTCTTCCGTAGTTTTAGCTGTTCTCTCAATCCTCATTTTTAGTACGACATCATCTTGTGGCATTTGCTACGCTCCCTATTACTATATTGTTAAAATACATACATTTGTCTAGCTTTGCTGAGCATTCTTTGTTTGCAAATCGACTATCAACTTTGAATGTTACTTTACCTTCGATTCTAGTAAACATAACTCCTAGACATTTGCCACCGCTGTAGTTGGCACATTGTTTTCTTGCTAATGATTCTTCTTTTTTCATTGCTCCCTTTTAATTATTAGTTCTTTCACTAAAGTTCAAGAACTAATAATTAAAGAGTAGCTAATGGTTTATACTCGGTTTTACTCACGAACTTCATCAGTTCCGTTTTCAAAATAATAAAATTTTTGCCATTTGGCTTGCTTGCTTTTAACTTGCCTGCTTGAATATAATTGCGTATTGTTTTGTTAGTAACTTTTAGTTCTTCAGCAACTTGAGATACTGTTAAAAAATCGTGCAAAATTAACCTCTTTTATATTGTATCGTTTATGTTTATTTGTGTTCCTTTGTAGGAAGTTACAACGATTTGCAATTAAGGTCAAATATTAAGTTTCTTTTTTAACTTTGATATTATTTTTTGTCTAGCATTTAACTCTATTCCATTATGAAGAGTTATGCCGTTGAATATGCTATGAGGTATAATTTGAAAAAGTCCATTCCCATCTTGGTAGTTTACAATCGCAAAGCCTTGTTGCCAATCATTTCTAGGACTAAACGCAGGAACAATATTTGATTCTATTCTAGCAACAGTTCCTGGTGAATATGCTACATATGTTCTAATACCCTTGCGAGGATGAACAGTTTTTTGCGCCATTTCATGTCGATGAATATGTCCTACTATTTCAGAGTTTCTAGCTTGAGCTAGAATGGCTTTTACTGTATCTGCGTTTCCTTTTCTGGCAACAGTTCCATGAGATACACGCAAGTTATCATTTAGCCAATATTCGCCTGCTGGATATGGAGCTTTATACTCAACACCTAAATCATCAAGAGCTAGCAAGGTTGGTACAGTCATTTGTATTTTTTTAGGTTCGTTAGCAGGCTTTAAGTTATACGCAGCTATAATATTTTTTGATATAGCTTTGCTCATTCTAAGTTCGTGATTACCTTCTAGGTATATCATCTTGTTACAATGTTGTCTAAATTCTTTTGTCCACCAATATAATTCGTTTATTGCAGGCTGAGTAGTAAAAAAGAAATCAGGAGAAACTAAAAATTTATCAGACCATTCAGGCAAATCTAGCATATCTCCAAGATATATAATTGTATCAGGTTTTTCTAGCTCAGCAACCTGTAGAACACAGTCAAGAGCCTGCCTGTCGTGAAATGGGTCTAGCTCTCCTGTTTCAACATTTCTTCTAAAACCAAACTGAGCATCTGGAATTATTAATGCTTTCTTAAAATTTTTAGATTTTTTTATATAAAACTTTGGTTTTTTAAAGTCTATTGGCGCTATTGGAGTTACATGAGGAAACTCAACCTCTACAGGTTTAATTCTTACTAGCCATGCTTTTACTTGAAATAACGGCCTATGCACAATAGCATCGTTTGTTTTCATTGCCGTTTCCCATTTATTAACTACATATCTATCTACTTTCCATATATCTGTATCAACATTGCATGCTAGCAAAAGCTCGTCTAATGTTTGA